AATTGCCCAAAAAAGAAAGAAAGAAAAAAGGTAAAGTAGTAAAAAAACCGGCACCAGATGATACCCTAAAATTTGAAATAATTGATTTTTGTAAAAATTTATCGAATGCACGAAATCAAAAATATGATAATAATACAGATTTTGAATTAAAATATAAAGATGTTTCAAAAAGGCAAACAATTTATGTTGCTAAAAGAGCAATAAAGAAAAATGGAATATTCGTAAATAGTTTAGGTGATATAAACTGCAATAGTTATAAAAATATGTATAAAAATCATCCAAACAAATATGATTCAAGGTTAACATTTGATAAAACATTAAATAATTATTATTTTCATTTAATTTTGGAAGATGAAGAAAGAATAATTAAAAATAGAAATGAAGTTGTCGCATTAGATCCAGGGGAGAAAATTTTTCAGACATATTTTTCTGATAATGAATACGGAAAGATTGGTGATAATATGAGAGTAAGAATATCAAAAATACAAAAGAAGATAAAAAAGTTGCAATCAATTTTAGATAGAAAAAAAAATAAAACAAAGGAAAATAAAATAATAAAGAAAAATAAAAAAATAAAAAGGAGAAGATATGGAAAAATAATAAGAAATAAAAGAAGGATAAAGAAAAGAATACAACAGCTATATAATAAGATAAAAGGATATGTAAATGAAGTTCACAAGAAATCAGCAAAATATTTATGTGAAAATTATGAGAACATATTTATTCCGACATTCGAAACGAAACCGATGTTAAGTAAAGGAAAAAAACAAAAAGAAGTAGAAAGAATAAATAAAATTGAAAACAGAATAGAGGCAGAGAAGGAAACTAAAAAATTAATGAGAAAATCACGACTGAGTAATGAAGTAAAATTTATATTACAGATGCAAAGTCATTACAAGTTCAAGGAGTACCTAAAAGCTGTCGCCAAGAGGTATAGAACTGTAGTGTATGAGGTAAATGAAAGTTATACATCAAAAACATGTAGTGGATGTGGTCATATAAGTGACAAATATGACCACAGAATAAAAAAATGTATAAAATGCAAAATGGAAATAGACAGAGACGTGAATGGTTCACGAAACATATTGTTAAAAAGTATAATAGGAATAAAAGAGATCTGACAGTGGTCAGACTGCCGAACCACCAATGGCAAAGGATTGTATTGCGTATACGATTTTCTATAAAAGTATACAATATTATACAATATAATAGGTGGGACGATCGACTTATTCCCCAAGACATGCATGTCTGGTTGCAGGATAGTGAGAAGCTATTCACTCTTTTCACTAAGAAGGAAGGCAACATGTACTATATTGGTTCACTCACCAATTTTGATCGTCATGTTGGAAGAGAGGACTGTGTTGGTTTCACTAAAGATTTTCGCAGGTATGACCTAGCTGAGATTGACACAGGCAACTACAGAATTGTCAGAGAGGGAGAAGAAGCAAGGGTCTTTGTCAAGGACGATGGTGTTGAAAATGAGATTTTCTCATTTGAATATCTTATTCCCAAAGATGTCAAATTCAAGACCTACCAGAGAAGCATCGATGGGAACATCTGCATCATGTATCAAGGGTATGCATTCATCATCCCCCCTGAGAATCACCCAAATGCCATCTTTGTTGTTGTTGAGTAACAACATTTTATTTATTTTTTTTTACTGAGTAACAACAATTCATTTATTTTTTATTATTGAATTCATATTGTCATATGAATTCAATAATAAAAAATTGAAATCCACGATTATCTGATATGTCTAATAATTTCATGATATATTATTCTGCTCTGTTGGGCTTTTTGTATTGTTTTGTCATTTCTACACTCTGTTAAAATGGCTGCCGTCGATACCACCAAAAGTGTTGTTGTGATTGACTTCAACACATTTACTTGGGGGAATTCGTATGGTGTACCACTTGATCCATACATAAATAGGACTGACAGTGCGTCAACTGGAGAACTTCATCTGACTTGCCGTCTGAAAGGACTTCTAGTGCCCTTTGATTTTAAGTCTATACCAAAACGATGTGACAATATTGATACAGAAACACAAAATGCAATTTTTGAGAAGGTTTTTGCAGCTTATCATGAACATTATTCAGCTGAATTTAAGACATCTTGGTATAACATTTTTAGACTATTTTGTGACAGACTTGAATCTGTGAAGAAAAATGGCTTAAAACTTTACATTGCAACTAATGCTGTTCAAGACCAAGTTGACAGATATCTGCAAACCATTCCTTGGAATGACGGAACTCTGCGCGATCTATTTGATGGAATAAAGGGAACACCGCAAGGAAAAATTGGAACACCTGTTAATGAAATTAACATAGTTCCAATGCTTGATGAGATTCTTGCAGAAGTTGGAACAACAAAGCGTAATTTCCGTTTCATTACTAACAGCCTACAACAGTTTCGCGATGCATATGACGCAGGATACCTTTTTACATTCAATACTGATGAGTCAGAAGATTTGATGACAGGCGAAATAAATTTGCATCATACTAATACAATCTTGCTGGACATATTGGATGACACATTTGGAACAATTGGATTTGACGAAAGAGTCATGGTAAAGAACACCGCCATTCCATATAATGGATCTTTTTTGATTGGTTTATATGGTGAAAAATTTATCCCATATGAAATGCATTTGTGGTTGCAGACCAAAGAAAAACCCCGTACGCTATTTGCGAAGAAAGATGGCGACACATATACTATCGGATCCCTTTGTCATTTTCATCGCAATTTTAATGGAGGGTTTCGTTATCAAAAGGGATTTACGAAGGAATTTCAGATGTATGACATTGAAATAGTAAATATGGATAACTACAGAATTGTCAAAGATGGCGAAATCGCGCATGTTTATGTGAAAGATAATGACGTCGAACTTTTTGGTTTTAAGCCATTGATCTATCCATCAAAAGTCAACTTTATGACTTATGGGAGAAGTATTGATGATGGGAAAGTTTGTGTCATGATGGGGGATGAATCAATTATCATTCCCCCTTCATCCTATGCAGATGCCATATTTTGTGTGATTGAGTAATATTTTTATTTATCATTTATTATTTTGCCATAAAAAATTGATAATTATATTGAATAATACTAAATTTAAATAACAATAAAAGAACAAAATGTCTTTCAATAAACTTAGTGAAGAAACAGATTATAATGTAAGTAGACAACACAAATTACACTATGGTCATTTTCATGATTTTGTAATGACAATGTGTTTTGAAGAATTATTAAATGGATGGATTGGAATTGCAAAAAACAAAAATGTTAAGTTTATACCGGCCGACATAATTAAAAGAGATTTTGGAATGAAAACAAAACGCTTTGCGCGATTTTATGTGTCTTTGATGGATATTGAACTTATTGGACATTTTATTGAAAGTAATTCTATGAATACAATTCGGCATCAGTTTATAAAACAATATTTTGACTCATATTGTAAAAGTATGTTGTTATCAGAACATTTTTTGTACATTGATATTTCTAGTGTTATGGATTATCTTATTAAAAGAAAAATACATTTTAATATTTTTGGTTGTTGGTGTTCTTCACAATTTTTATTGATATGTGCTGAATAAATTTATTTATTGATCCAGCAGACAACTGGTAAAAATTGTGAAATATCCCTAGTGGAAATTTTATCATTTTTTATATTCACTATGTTGCCTTTAGGCAAAATAGTGAATATAAAAAATTGAATTATAAAACTTATGCATAATATACTAAATGTTGTCCTGTTTAAAAATGGATGACATAACAGATGAAGATATTGTTCCAGTCATTGATAATCACATTAGGAAAAAAGCATTAGACGATTTCTGTAAATCTGACACTTATGTATTTATGTTATCCAAAATTTTTACATATCTAAAATACTTTCACACAGCGCTGGAAAATATCATTAGAGACAAATATGCCAAAAAAAACTCCAATTTTGGCGCATGCACAATAAGTTATACTTTTGAATATAGCAAAAGCATACCTTACGAATTTTCAGTGTCAATAGATACTATTTCTATTAGGGTATCAAAAAAAGACATGGTAAATTATTTTAAAGAAGCTTTGACAAATCCTGAAAAAATAGCAATATATCTATTTTTACAACAAATTAAATTCAAAGAAGATATTGCAGATGTAAATGCAAAAATATGCATAGAAGATTTTACAAATGTGTTAGATGATATTAAAGAAAATAAAGATATAAAATTCACTTATAGAGATAAAGATATAAAATTCACTTATAAAGATAAAGATGAATTATCCAACAAATTTGACACTACAATTGGACATGAAACTATTTGTATAGATATATTTAATGAGTCAAAAAAACAAAAGAAGCATAAGTAAAAATTGAAACGCCAAATGAATATACATATTTCTTTATTTAATATTAGCAAAATGACCGATATTCCAGCACCAGAGTTCAATCTAATAATTGATGAATATATTAGACAAAAAACGTTAAAAAAGTTTTTAGCAAAAGAGTATGAATGTTCACTGTCCGAATGTTTTCAAAAAGCTGGATTTTTCAATAGAGCGTTGGAAAATATTATTAATGAAATAAATGTAAGTAGATATGAAAATGGAATTTACTATAAGTTTTATAAGATGGACAATTCAAACAATCTTGTTTCCGCAGATAGAATATGGATAGAAGTGAAAAAAACAAAATTATTAGAGATGTATAATGATAAACAAACTCCAATCAATATAAAAATCGCAATTCACTTGTTTATGGAAAGAAATAAATTTTTATCTGAAACTATGCATTTTAATGCAAAAATATGTTTAAACGACATGTTTGATTCACTCAAAGTATTAAGAGTTATTATGAGACATGATGTCGATTTTACTTACAGTCATGAAAAGGCATATATTAAAGATCTAAACTATGATGGTTCCGAAAATGTGTACATTCAAGTTAAAAAAAGTCAAGCATAAATTATTTTTTAGGCCAATATCTAACTTTTATTTTTGGATCTTCATAAAATATATTCAATCCAACAGTTGTTTTAGTTTTCCACAGAACATCATCTTTATAAACAAGATATTCACATTGATCTCCATAGAACCTGCAAAAATTTCCATTTGTATAACAGTTTCCACATTCTTCACATCCATAGTCACCTTCATATTCATCATTATATGCCAAAGGACACATGTGTTTTTTGCACATGTTGTATTTAGCTGTTTGTTCTATCCAGTCATTTTTACGTTGTGTCCAAATGTCACCTTGTGTTTTAGAATATTTTTCTATTGCACTGTAGACACAATATCGTTCATATGTGTTTGTTGTTGGAATAAATTTTACTTTTTGACATAACATGTCATAATATTTATTTATATTATTATCTTTAGACATATTATATATGTGTAGTTTATAAAAAATTTATAAAAATAACATAAGATTATGATTTGTAATTATATTATAAGATGGAGGACATCATCAAAGAAATTAGAAAAAGAATATGTAATAGCAAATTTATAACAAGTAGGTCATCAGACAAAGAAAAGTGTATAAAACTATTTAATGACTTGATTAAGGAAAATCCAGCACAATATGAAAGTCTTGTGAACCTATCAATAAAACGATTGATTTATTATTACAATATGACTAATTGTTTAAACTGTATATTTTTATCTGGAGGGAAAGATTTATGGAATAAAAAATCTGATGAATTAGAGTTACTATTAAAAAATTCTAATTATGACACTATTGTGGATCACAGTTTACACTATGGACATACAAAAGTATCAACAAATAATTATTTAATTGATAATATGACAACTGATGAAGAATTTTATAATTTTTTTGGAGAAAAATGGAATATAAATTTGGATTATTATTTGAGACATGCAATTCCACTTTGCGTAAATGAAGATTTGATGATGAAAATATTAGAAAGGAATAATATTGTGTGTTCAATTCGTACTTTGGCAGGAGGTGGTAGAAAAATACAGTTCAGTATGAAATCACCATCTGTTGTAAAATTATTAGGTGCTATGAATGAATCATCCAAGAAGGCAATTGAAGAAGAAAAACCATATGTAAAAACTATTTATGATATTGACATTCGAGAACTGAAGAAAACTTGTATGTTAGGCAACAATGTGAATAGAAATGATGTGATTACAATATTTAATAAATATAAAAATGACCATCTAGATAGATATGAAAATCTTATTGAATTTAATTTAAAAAGAATTTTTGTTGAAGTAAAAGAAAACAAATGTAAAAAATGTTTATTGTTATTTGGCAATTATTCAAAAGATGATCAGCTGATAGAAGACATGTGTGTTGATTCAAATTATGATACTAGGATGATGAATAAACCAACTTTTTGGTCGATGCCAGAGTGGAAAAGATTGCAATTTCAATCACCCACTGCATATTATAATTACACAGATTGGTCTTTGCGATATATTGGAATTGAATTAACAAGAAATCAATGTTATATGGATCAACTTGTTATGGATGATGAATTTGATAACTTTTTAAATTTAGATAAAAATAGTAAAGATATTGATGTACAAAATTTGAGGGCGTATTGCAAACTGAATTTTGAATTCATTGTTGATATTGATTTAATTAAAAAAATATTAGATAAAAATAATATTAGATTTACATGTACACCCTATTACAAATTAAATAAATTAGGAATAATCGAATGTAGAAATTTCTGGATTGATGGATATATACTAAATATTGATATGTCAACTATTAGGAACGAGGGTATAAAAACTTATGTCATAGGGGACATAAATACAAAATTGTAAAATATGCCTAACGAGAATTTTATCATTTTTTTATTTATATTTACATACTAAAGCATAAATATAAATAAAAAATTGTAAAATATGCCTAACGAGAATTTTATCATTTTTTTATTTATATTTACATACTAAAGCATAAATATAAATAAAAAATTGTAAAATATTCCTAACGAGAATTTCATCATTTTTTATTTATATTTACATACTAAAGTATATAAATAAAAAAATTGAATTTTCAAGTATTTGTTTAATATATTGTTAAACAAATATTATTTCTGTCACAATGGAGAACGTTTTTACTGAAGAACGCTATGAAGCAATTAAAGACACATATATTGATGAAACCTATAGATCTTGTTTAGCAGGATATTTAGAAGAGCATAATTATGTGTGGGATTATATTGTTAACAAAATTATTTGTCTTCTTGCGGATGACTTAAATTTATTGGATTGGCAAAAAACAATTCATGAAATTGATTACAGTAGTTGGGTCGCGACATCACTAAATACACTTCCAATTATTGTTAATAAAAATAATATTAGGTATGACTTAAAATTACATGATGATGGCGATTATGTGTCAAATACAGAGAAATTTGGAATTGCAACATATATCAAAAAACATCCCGAATGTATTCAGGGTGATGACATTAAATTTGATACAGTGTTAAACCATACATGGATACAAAAGTTTTTTCATACTATACCACAAAATAATAAGAAATTACATGATGCATTAAATGATTTATTTTCCACTGAATATGAAGATATCACAATGTTAGATGGAGTGGAATATGATTTAGATACATTCAAAAAAGCAAAAGAGAATTATGAATTATACAAAGATCATTTAATGTTAAAAAAAGTTACTGAGTCCCGTGGATGGAATGGAAAAATTTTTCTACAATTAATTCATGATCCAGAAAATGTAGAAATAGAAAAGGAAAAATATGAATTAGATGGACCCAAAAGATTCAGAGAATTGATTAGAAAACTAAATGAAGAACAAAAAAATTAATTGATCATTGTTTTTTTAATGCTTCTAGCAATAAGTCAATATTTACAACAACGGCATTATGTCCATAATGGCCATTGTGATATAATTTATATTCACACCATTTATTTTCATTATTGCAAATAACACTGACAATGTTATCTAAATCAGCTTGAGACTTAACTAACTGACTGTAATCTACTAAAGGTATAAGAATATCGCCTGTTCTATAATCTAGATATGCAATTCCTAATACAGAATTGTTTTCTTTGCCTTTTGTTCTATTTCTAATTACTTCTTTTAATTGGTTAATAAATAATTCCTTGACAGTGTCAACTTGTTCAACAAGTTTTTCTTTATTTTTTTTATCTATCTCAATTACTTCTAAACACCATTTTATGTTTTGTTTAGTTGCTTCTTTTTCCAGATTTTCCACGCCTCTTAAATAGTTATTTATTATGTCTTCTTTACTTGGTGTATACGCCAAGTATGGTTCCGAATCTTTTTCTAAATATTCTAATGCATTATCTCTCCATGTTTGCAGTGTTTGTAAATTTTGCGTATTAGCATACAGAAAAATGTATTTGAATGTTTCAATTAGATCTATTTCTAAATAATTAGCCTTAACTGTTATGTATTTAGGAAATTCATTCTTTACATATTTTAAATTACCTAAGTATGTGCCTTTAATCGGACATATTTCATATTGTTCATTGCGTGGCCATATATATTTGTACCATGTACTGCCATTTATTAGTTCGCTGTAATTTGCATTTGGCAAGTATTCATTGAATTCGACATCGTGTGAAAAAGTATTATCTAAATAAAGTTTTACATAAAGAAAATTTTTTGAAACACCGATATTGAAAATTATATATTTTTATATAAAAAGATATAAAAATATATAATTTTTCAATATATGTTTATTTATAAATTTTTTAAGTTATATCCATTTTTCCCCAAGGGAAAAATGGATATAATGTAAAAAAGTTAATCAAAACATTATAGAAAAACAAAAAAGTATATGATTTTCTATAAATTTTGATTACCATCCTTTATAATTTCCTTTACTTGTTTTTGAAATGTGTCTATTATTAAATCATTATCTTGTATATTTTCTTTATTTTCATGAAGAGTTAATATTTCTTTGGCAAAATCCATCTTATAATATGTGTCCTAAATATTTTGTGTGCCGCATTTACGCGTCATCGCTTGCAATTGTTTCATTCTCATATTTTTTCACTAAATCAATTAATTTTGTGTTGTCATCCAAAAGACTTTCAATCGTTTCTTCTACTGGTTTTGCATAACTATTTTCGTCAAAAGAATAGAGTACGCCACATTTTTTGAACAATGGATCGTCTTTATTCCAACACAATCCAAGAGTTGTTTGACCATATGATATAAGAGGAATCCAATTGTTAATTTCTGCACATTTATTGTGGTCGTGTTGTGATGAAATAACAAAATTAGATACTGATGCTAATTTTAAATCTATTTGATCTTTATATCTATTGTAGAAATTATGTACTTCTTCTTGAATAATTACATCTTTTCTCCTTTTATATATCAAAATGCCAGAACCGACATCAAATGATGAATCTTCCAATATATCAAATAATACTTCGTCATCATATGTGTTCATTATGGTGTCATCTAGCTTTATATAAAATTTTTTATTTGTTTCAAATTCTTTTTTGATTGCATTTTTCATTTTGTTACAAAGTTCGGTATCATCGCGAAAATATTTCTTTCTGCGTAAGACACGTATAAATTTTTCTGTAGGATTGACAAATAAAGGTTGATATCTGCAATGTGTTACATCATTTTTATTTAATAATATCTTTTTATTGCAGTTGATGTGTGACTGTATCCATTTCTCTATTTCCATTATATTGATTATAATAAAAATAAAAAGGCGAGTTAAACACAAAAAACATATTTATATATATAATGAATGGTATCATATGCAAAATTAGAAAAGATCAAATTGCTAGGTGTAGTTTTGTTGTAAAAGAAAGTGATAGAGAATACATTGTTAAAGAATTCAATAAATTCATTGCAGAACATCCAAAAGAATATGAAAAGTTAATAGAAATAAACTTATTAAGAATGTTTGAAGAAATTAAACAAAATGACGTCAAGTATGTAATGTTATTTGGCAATCATGACGATAATTCTATGTTAGAAGATTTGTACAGAGATCATTGTTTTGAATTTGCTCAACATGAAATATATTATAAAAAAAGCATCGCCATGTTTCCCGTATATAGAAATGACATGAACAATTTTTCAAATAAGTATTGTATATACAATCTAAAATCAGACGAATGTTTGATAGGACAGCTCACACTTGGTGATGAACTTAAACAAATGTTGGATAAAGATGAATATAATAAATATGCAGATTGTATATTTTCACATCATATGGCACTTATTCCTTTTTTAGTAAAATTAGAAACTATTAAAAAAATATTACAGAAGAATAATATTTTATACAAATGTACGCCATATTTCAAGCAGCATTATTTTTTATGGTTTGTTCCATATAGAACAATTGATGGATATATATTAAAAATTGAAAAATAAATACCAGAAACAATAGTATAAATATATAACAAAAATGGAACAAATTATTAAGGAAATTCGTGATTCACAAAATATAATGGCACAATGGGCACAAGGAAAAAATGAAAGAAGTATCGCAATTGAAAAGTTTAATGAGTTGATCAAAAAATATCCAGAAAGATATGAAAAATTGATGGATTTAAATTTGAGAAGAATAATTGCCAATACAAAAATAAATAATGCTACAAAATGTGTTTTGTTATTTGGCAATTATTCTCAATATGATCCAATGATGGAAAAACTGTGTACTAATTCTAATGTTGATTATTTTTATCATTATGAAGCTATAAAACATTATAATTATTATTGTAAAGATGAACTAGATTGTGACAAAATGAGAATCGGACAAATTTTGACATATGATGATTTTAAAACAATAATGGAATGTGGCGAAAAATATATTTATTCTTATTTCAAATTGATTTTGCCATTTGTTGTCGATGTGGAACTTGTAAAAAAAATATTAGATAAAAATAATATTTCATACACATGTACGCCATATTACAAACAATATTATTATTTATGGTTTGTTCCATACAGAAGTAAGACGATTGATGGATATATTATAAATATTGATTTGTCAACTACGAAAGATGAATAAAATATATTCCTAGAGGAGGATTTCATAATTAAGGGAACTGAACAAAAATGAAAAATTGAGAAATATCCCTAGCGGGAATTTCATAATTTTTTTATTTATCAATTTAGCTTTCACTAAATTGATAAATAAAAAAATTGAAAATACACACATATTGATATCTTTATTTATTTATATTATAATAACATGTCTCTAGACTTGTTTTATGATCTGATAATCGATACAGATTATCATGATCACTCTGCAGAAAATTATCTAAACGACAAAATGGACTTGCTGTGCATTGACAAAATGTTCAACACGACTGATGTCACAGATGTTCGTACAGAGTTTGTCGATGGTATTAAGCAGTTGAATGTGCAAACCAATATGTATTTTTGTCAAGACATAAATGGTGTATATTTAAGTCCACAACCATTATTCTATTTTACAATCATTTCAGATGTCGATACAGAATTAAAAAAATACATGTCTAAATCATCTCCTCGCATACATGACTATAAGAATTTAGTTTATGAATGTCCAAAATATAACCATAGACATGCATTTCTTTTTTATCATTTTATGTCATCTTTAAAAAAATATTCGAAATCATCCTATAATACGAATCCATATTTTGAAATATATTATAAAATCACATATGGCAGAACAATAAGTGAAACTGACAAATATTATCCAGAAACATTGCAGGGAATTGCAAGAAAAATAAAAAATGCAGAAGTGAAAATATTGTTGGAAAAGCCAGCAGATACTTATAAAAATAAGTTGTTGGATGATGGCTGGAAAGAACATTCGAATATTGACAAATGTTTTTGTGATTCATGTAGAGATAACTATATTTGTTCATGTAAAGCATGTACATCTTTAACTAGACATCTTGGTCAAATATGACAGGTGTCAGAATTTTGTTTAAATAAAATTGAAATGTATAATACTCTATAACATCTAATTTTTAAAGACTCATTACACATACAATTCACGTGTTTTTTGCCATGTGAAAATGGAAAACCAATTCGCTGTTAGTCAACAACAATATACAGACTTTGTTCGTTCACATTATAAACATTATGACATTGTTGATGGATCAATCAAACATGGAATAAGAGAATGTGAAAAACACCGCAAAAATCATTTGGAAATGAATTTCGATCTGCGATACTCTGGACTAACAGAAGAAGTACCTTATTTTGTTTTGCAGGCCATTCTACACAGCATCTATTCTGCAAAAAATGATTGGTATGAGATTGATTATGTTTATTTGGACAGAGATGGTACAAATGTGCGTTCGCGCAGGGATGTCAATTTGTCAAAAGACATCTTTTTGCACTCTGTCACTATTCATGTTGACAAATTGAAAAAGTATATGTACGAAGAAAGTGTATCGAGGCATTAAAATGCACAACTAGTTTGGATGTATAGTGCTCTTAAAATACAATTATCGTTATATTGCAACTTTTATGTTTAAAAGTTTCATATAATAAAAATTGAAACGCCATAAAATGGCATTAGAATTTTTATTGTATGCATCCAGTCTCATAAAGATTAGTTACATATAATAAAAATTGAAACATGCTATTGTCTGCAACACCCATTTTTCTGGATCCTTATACAGACAATTTCCCTAGTTCAATTGTCTTTTTTAGCTCTCTCTCCTGCGACATAAAATGGATCCACACTTTGCTGCAAGCCATTATCCCGATTATGACGCAGTTGATTCAATTGTCAAACAGGCGATAGATGAATACATCGAACATCGCAAGTCACAATTGACAATTGAATTCAACAGGGGAGCTTCGGATGAGGACATGATTCCCTATTATGTTGTGCAATGCATCATGCACAATATCTACTCTGCCAAAAATGATTGGTATGATATCAACTATTTGGTATTAAGGTGTCAATATGGTGGTGTGAACACAACTGAGTTCATTTTGCAGTCTGTCACCATTGACATCACCAAACTGGTTTGGTACATAACAAGCAAGTACCCTGATTTGCGAGGCTATGCAATGCATTATCAAGCTGCGACATATGTCTAAAGCGTGTTTTTTTTATTTTCACTTGTGTAAAAATTGAAAAATAAACACAATATAACTAAATTTATATATTACTTATATCAAAATGTCAAATTTGCAAAAAGAACTAATGGATCTCAAGAGAGAAATCCGATATGCACATACGATAGCAAATTCTGAATATTCTCATAAATGGAAAGATATGTATAACATTATGAGAATCAAGAAAATTCTATTACAAAAAATGAAAGCGCAATTGTTGGAAGAGGCAAGAAAGAAAACACCAGAAACATTTGTATACATTGATTGTTTTCTTGCTGTTGACTCTACAGATAAAACGTCTGTAGAAGACAGACTTAGGTTAGTTGAAAATATTTTAAATGACTTACATCTAGATCATTCTATATGGAGTATACAAGGAACCAAAGTTGAAATTGATATGCATAAGTTGTTACACCATTGTCTAGATGCCGATATTTAAGATTATATAATTTTGAATATATGTTTATTTCCAACTTATAATGGCTATTGATAGCCCACCTATTATATTGTATAATATTGTATACTATTGTATACTATTGTATACTTTTATAGAAAATTGTATACGCAATACAATCCTTTGCCATCGGTGGTTCGGCAGTCTGACCACTGTCAGATCTCTTTTATTCCTATTATGCTTTTTAGCAATATGTTTCGTGAACCATTCACGTCTCTGTCTATTTCCATT